GGTCCTTGTGGACCTCCCGGTGGCGTGAGCCACCTAACTACCTTACCTTGACGCCAGAAAGGATCAAACTCCATGCCGCAATCGCATCCTACCCTTGATCAGCAACGTTCTAACGCTGCCTTCACGGGTAGCCGTTCCGGGCCCCCAGTAGGGGCACGTGACGGAAAGCACCTTAGAGGTGCTTATACGAATGCGGCTTATAAACTCTGGAGTTTGTCAGACGACTGGGAGGTTAACCTGTTGATGAACATCTTTGGCCCTGAGCGAATGGGATCGATAGCAGCTGCTTTCGATCCTCTCGCTAAGTTCCGAGTTGGTGGTCAACAAGTTGATGTTGTCCGTCGACGTCGTATTAGAGGAACTCATAGCGTTTACGGTGGCTTCACAGCTATCGTAAATACTAAGATATTCGCTAATTACGTCGTCAATCCTGATAATTCAGTGACTATCGTCCCTGAATACCAGGCTGCTGTCCAGGGCCCCGAAGATATCTCGGAAGAGATCTCCGGTGCCAATGGCACGCGTACAACATTTGTCGAAGACTCTACTGACCGTCTTCGAACTAAGGGGTGTCGCTACAATGAATATCGTGCATCAGAACCGCACGAGATGAATTGGACTGCGCCACCCACTAGTACCTTCACCACCTTAAAAAACGAGACACATGATCAACTCGGTGGCCGTTACATACGGTACGAGTTGACTACTGTGTTCAGTTATTATGGTGATGCTCCAGTCGTGCTCTTCGTAGATAACGTTGGTAACGATGGGCGCATGGAATACCAAGAGAGTTATGTTAGAGAATGGTGTGCATCGCATCTAGAAGATGTTTTGCCACCATGTCTATCATCTTTCCGCGTATTCAATGCGTTCTATCAGATAGGTGAATTGAAAGATTTACCTCTTATGATAGGAAAAACCTTCGCTACTGCCGATTTTCTACGAGGTCTGACTCGCGACCCAAAAACCGCACTCAAGAGAGTAGATAAAGTGTCTGCTGACACTTATCTAAACAATGAGTTCGGTTATGAGTCTATCGAGCAGACCTTTAAGTCTTTGGCCAAGTTACCTGAGAAAGTTTCTAAAAGGTTTAACTATCTTCTAGAAAAGAATTCAAAGATAACTTCCCAGAGATTTAAGAAGACCTATAAAGGGTCTTCTCAATTGAGCCAATTGGCACCTTGGTGGTCTTACCGCGTACCAGTCCAGACACAATATGACGTCATCGACGAGATCTATGACTTTGATCCCGAGGGTGAAATCAGATGTGTAGTCAACGGTTTAGTTGACTTCCCTAGACTGGCAGTCCCAAAATTCTCTGATTCGACATACAGAGATATGATTGGGCTTAACCCCCGCCTCGTGGACCTTTATAATTTGGTCCCGTGGACGTGGTTAGGTGACTGGTTTTCCGGCGTTAGCAAATATCTCAACTTAGTTGAGACTGTTGCTCTCGACGAAACTCTAGTCAACGTTGGGTTCATTACTGCACTAGTTAGCAGTAAGTTCCGCATCCGTGGTAAAGTCCGCATATGGCAGAACTATCAAGCCCATTACAATCGTTTTGGCCACTTGATATCGGAGACAAAGCTCGATCCGGTAGACATACCGTACGACACCTCCGGCTCTATGAAATATCGAACTCGATTTTCCATAGATGAACTGCCTAGCGTCAAGTCTGTTCTTGATAAGCAGGGTTTGCTATCAGAGGAACAGAAGCTTACACTAGGTGCACTTCTCACGAAGTTCACTTAGTCACCTACGAACGCAGTGATGCGTCCGCAACCAACTAAGGAGTCTCCATGCTTACTGACCCAATCGAAGTCGCCGCGAATGCCCCTTCCCCAGCCCTGTCATTTGCAATGATCAGGACTGATGGTTACGGGTCTGAGCGTCGTGATGGTGCCGAGGGCTATGCCCTCGTCATTAATCATTCTACGAGTAAACAGGGCGATCGTCATTACGTCAAAGTGACGCATACGATTGACGCTGCTAATCCGTATAATGACCTGACATCGCCGCAATCTGCGTCGGTATCAATCTCGTTCGCTAAGCCAGCCTTTGGTTTTACAGACACCGATATGGTGGCTCTGTATAACGTTCTGCTGGATACAATCGCGTCGGCTGATGCTGGAGTTGATCGTATCATTGGTTTTGAAAGCTAAAATCATGAGCACTCGCAATAGTAAACCTTCTTGGGTTTCTATCGCTGCGCTCCTGATCAGCCTTCTCAGTGCCATTCTTTATGGTCCTGAAACCGTTGATTCGAAGATTCCAGCTATAGTCTCTAGTGTCGAAAAGAGCCTTAGATAGGGTCTAGCATGGACTGGAATGACGACCTCATGGAGGCATCATGAAAAGTCCAGTAGAACTCCTCTCTAGTCTCTTCCACGACGTGGAAAGACTTGAGCCTGGCGTCAAAGGCCTCAGCAGAGATCTTTTTACTGCTGAGGTACGTTTCAAACACGAAGGCTATGGTTTCTTCGCCATCGCCCTTCCTACCCTATGCGACGCCCTCGATAGAGGGTTAGCAGATGGTAAGTACACCTGCCCGACTGGGTTTCAAAAACTCAGAAGGGGAGCGATCCCGAAATTTCTCTCGGGTTTGCTCTGTGCTGTGTTTGATAGTCAAACAGGGCTGCTCTTAGACAATCCTAGTATTCACTCTATAAAGTTATATAGAGAAATTACACGGATGTTTAAGAAGCTCATTTACGATGATTCTCGTGAGGATGTTCTTCATAAGAAAGTCGTGAATGAGTTTATGGAGTGTGATGATGCCCTTCCCGATTCGATTGATTCGGTCGAGAATGATTTTTATCTCACTCCTGTTTCGTCAATGATTCTCTCTGATCTATTCAACTACGATCCGAGATTGCTCAAAGCGAAACACGGCCCTGGTAGCGTCGCGGAGTCCCATTCACCAAACCAGAAGTGGCAAGGTGTAGTATCTGACATGGTAAAATATGCCAGTTACGCTACGTCATTCGGTTTTGACACTTTCATTTTTGATAGTGTCAGTGACCAGCATCGTTGTAGTAAGATGCTAACCGAAGACGTAGATGGTCTCTATGACGCCCCTGCTGGCATTGCTAAGCTTATCAGTGTTCCCAAGAGCTCAGTTGCTCGAAGGACCATTACCATGGAACCCGTGTTGAAACAGTTTTTTCAACAAGGTTTGAATACAGTGCTGCGTGATTCTATATCACGTTGCTCTATATTACGTGGTTGCTTAGCTTTGTCCGACCAGTCACGCAATCAAATTGCGTGCTTGGAAGGATCTCGTACCGGCAAGATCGCTACGATTGACCTTTCGGCTGCTAGTGATAGATTATCTTTACAACTCGTAAAGAAGATCTTCGCTAGTAAGACCCTCTTCATTGAGGATCTCGAACGTACACGATCGAGTTATGTTCAGATTGAAAAATCTGTTCACAAGCTCCGCAAGTATGCCGGTATGGGTAACGCAACGACATTTCCCGTACAGTCTGTTGCATTCGCCTGCTTAGCGATATGCAGCATTCTGTCTAAGGACCGGCTTCGGCCCACCTTAGGAAATGTTATGCGTGCCAGCAGAGTACTCAGAGTCTATGGCGATGATATAACCATACCTTCTGAGTACGTCGCCAGTTTAGACACCTGGTTGACTTTTTATGGTTTAAAGATCAATCATAAAAAGTCCTTTTCCACAGGATTCTTTAGAGAATCATGTGGGGTTGACGCCTTCCATGGACAGGATGTTACTCCCCTCTATGTGAAGTCGTTACCAGGTCTCCTCCTGGGCAAATCAGACCTTATCCCGCATTTAGTCGCCTTATCCAACGCAAGTTGGATGAGAGGACTTTATTCGGTTTCCAACTTAATATCCCGATATGTAGAAGCATCTGTTGGTGCTCTACCTGTCGGCTCTGTTAAGTCGGGTGGCCTGGTCTGGGTCAGTCGTGTTGATGCTACTGTCGCACAGAAGTGGGACAGGAAGTCACAACAGCTCGTTTTCCGAGCCTTAACTGTCAAAGGCGCTCGCGTCGATGACAG